CAGTATTACTCGCTTTTCGCAAGTAAATCAAGACTATGTTGTAACGGTTCTAGGTGTTACTTGCATAGCTGAAAGCAATACATGTAGTCTATTTGCATGGCCAGCCGTGACTTTTATTACCTCTCCAGTCTCAACCACCAATGGATTTGTTAATATCTCAGTCGGAGTATTAGCAGATATGGTCTTTTGATGTGCAACACTAAATAAAGTTAAGTCACCTATATCTATCTGTATAGTTATAGTTGACCCACTACCACTATCATCGCTTACTAATATAGATTTTACTATAGCAGTCGTAGCTGATGGTACTGTATATAAAGTGGTAGAGTCTGTAGATGTTAAATCTGCTTTTTTACTTATAAAAACATTAGCCATATTTATCCTAAAAAGAAAACAATCGCATCATTGTCCTCTGTTTTCTCCTCTTGAAAAGTAGTATTTAATTTCTCTATTAAACCATTTAAATCTCTAACTAAAGATAAAAATGAAATTTGATCATACTCTTTTGGTGGCTGTGTTAATGATTGTACTATCTTTGCCATTATGCTTTTTTAACCCCCTTAATTTTTTTCTTATTTAATGATGCATAAAAAACCTGTTCACCACGTTTTTTACCATATTGTTTTTTCATAGATTTCATTATTTTTTTACCTTTTTTATTTAATGGCATTATCTTCTACCATCCGGTTGATAATCTATTCTAAATGTTCCTAGTTTCCAAAATTGACTAGTGCTAGTGTTTTCTATTTTTAATGATATTTCTCTAGCTCTAGCTCGCGTATCTATTTTAGTTGAATTACTAGTAATTGTAAATGGACCTAAAGAAGAGCTAGCTTTTGTTTGATTTGGAAAGTCTCGTAAATTTAATGTTACTCTTGCATCACCTGTCTGTGATAAAAAGTCCGGTATCACTCTTCTTATTTTCATCATAAACTCACCATCACCTGCTAATCCTTGTGCGCCAATATCAAAACTTCCTGATTGTATATTAGCTGTGATAGCTGTTGTCTGTCCTAACTTAACTTGATTTAAACCTGTCTCATGTTCATAATATGTTGAAGCTCCATCAGTATTGCCATGCACATAGTTAACATCTGTATCTGATGTCTCTGCGCTCGCGTCATATTCTGTTGCGTGTGGTCTACCAAATATAGCAGAGTCCTCCCATGCTGTTCTTGCTAATGTGCCTGTTGTCCACACTGGTCGCTCGGGACTTGAGTCTAGATAATTAAAAGCAACCATTCTATTTACAACACCAGAGCCTGAGTTTGGATAAAACCATATGACTTCACCAAATAGGTTATTTAATCCAGCGTTAATATGTTGTTTAGGTATCGTGTTAATATCATCAAAGACATGATCCTCAACCAAACATGGTAATGATTCTAATCTACCAGCATATCTAAAGAAACCATTCTCTGACATCCAATAAGCTGTACCATCAACCTCAACAGCTGCGTTCTGTCCAATCAATCCACAGTTTGTACCAACCTGTTGAAATGAGAATGTAAATGGTGGACCAACAAATCTCATTGTAAACAAAGCGGTGTCGGTCCAAATATAAATTGCATCACGACCTCTGATAGCTCCAACAATTTTAGATCCATCTGCAAGTCTTTGTGTACCAGCGGTGTTAGTTGCTGAAGGTGTGTAAGTATTAATATCTTCTTGAGAAGAAAATCTTATAAACATTGGATCTTGTGTTGATTTAGTTCCAATCGTTGTTTCTGTACCAAAAAATATTAAGTGTCTATCGGGAGTAGATGTAAGTGTAAATGCTGATGCAGTTGGTGCACTTGTTATAATAGTTGCTCTAGTGTTATTTGCTGCTGTGGGATTAGAGTCCCATTCAAAACTTTCTCCACCATTAATAGTTGCAATAAGTCTATTACCAAAATTATCTAACGACCATAAACCCGGTGCAGTTACAATATCCCCTGATGCTGCAGCGTTCCATGCAAAAAAGTTTGATGCATCTGTTACTGTTGCTCCAGATGAATGTGTTGCTGCTGTTGTACCTGAGGCACCTCTAGTTAAACCAGATAAAGTTCCGCTATTATCATTTCCTGTATAAGTGATTAATTCGTTATCTACTAACACTGTACCTGATGATGGAAAAGAAGATGAACTAGCCATTGTTAAACTTGTAACACTAGCATTTATTGAAGAAGATAATGTAGATGTAAACTGACCTGCTTGTTGCCCGCCCCATGATCCAAGAGACCAACCTGTAGATGCAACCTCAACTGCTGGTCCAACAGGATAATAATGTTGGACTCTAATACCACCTGATGTTGTTGCACCAGATCCAGATTCATTAGACTCCATTTCTATTGTAAGTGTAGTATCTGTTGGTATGGACGTTACCATAAATTTTTTATCAGTAAAATCACCAGATACAAAACCAGAGTTGGTTATAGATGTAAAAGTATCTAATAATATTATATCAAATTTATTTATATTATGTGCCGATGCAAAAGTTAATGTTACAGTTTTTGATCCATTAGTTGTACTAAAAGCATTTGATAAAGATGTTGTAGATTTAATTGGATGTATATCATAAAAGATACCACCAGAGTATGCATATAAAATTCTGTTTGTTCCTAAGATAGCATACTTGATACCTGATGTATTTACAAAGTGATGAATAGCTGTTGCTCTGCCTGTGATTTGAACAGAGCCTAATTGTGACCAACCACCTATCTTTTCAGGTGTACCATATCTAAAACGAACGTTGTCACCATCAACCCATTGGCTTTCACCACCTGTTGAGGTAACTTGTTTATTAAATCCTGGTGCAAATTTTACTTTTTGTAACATAATTTTATCCTATCTAGCATTATTTGGAACGCCTTTACTATTAACAAATGGACTTTCTGCGAAAGCCATGTAAATAAATGTATTAGATGAATTAAATGTTGAAGCTGAATCTCTTATTTTAAATCCATTACTCAAAAAATCCATGAAAGTATATGTGCTTTCTGCATCACTTGTATCTGCTTTTAAAAATTTATCTACTTCATTAAAAGTATTTCTTTTATTATCTAACAAATACCAATGATTACTAGAACCAGTATCTTTTAAAATAACTAAAGCTGGGCGAAAGCCGCAAAAAACAAATGTTCCATTAGCATTTGCATTTCCTGCGTAGCTTCCAAATTTTGAATAGCCCTGTATCTCACTAAAGCAATAAACTACATGAGTATTACCACTTCCATTTACTTGATCTTGTCTTCCAATACTTAATACTGTAGACGTTGGAGTAGTATCTGCCCAAAATTCTTCAGAATCAGAATTAGCTGCTGCCCCATTAGTATTCAAATTCATTCTATATGTGTTTCCTAGACTTGCATGATAAACTGCCCAACTTTCCGCATTACTATTTGTTCTATTTTTTAAAACCATCCATTTAGGAACAGAGTTTAGTCCGTGATAAATTTGTTGATTGGCAGTTGCATTACCAGTAAATGTAACAATACTAAATCCTGCTGTTCTATTGTAAGATCCAGTAGATGCTAAATCTGCACCATTTGCTCCAGCACTATTTGAGAAGGATGTTCCAGCTTTCCAGTTCCAAGCTACATAATTTTGACCACTGTTATTTGGGTTTCCTGTGCCTAGTGAAAACCCATCACTATCAAATGATGTTAAAGTTGTAGCAGCTGTATCTTCTACATTTCCTACATCAGAATAAATTCTTTTTGTAGCACCTCTTACTGAATCAAATAATTCGTGGTTATTACTAGATCTTGATCTTAACCAGCACCAATCAGGTTGAAAACCAAGTCCTGTAATACTTCTATTTGTGGCATTACCTGTGTAAAGTAAAATATTAAAAAAAATTGTTGGGTCGTCTATAGTTGTATAAGCCATTATCCAAACTCCGCTAGGTTTTTTGTGTTAAGTGCATAATATCCTGATGGCACAGAATATTCAAAGTTCCCATAATTATTACCATCTGAGTTACCTGATGAGATTGAAAATGGTGGAGAACCAAAGTTTGCTTGTAAAGTATTATTACCAGCATTTTCATCTCCCCCTGCTGGAAAATAAAAACCACTTGTTGTACTTGCTGGTGCAGTTATTGATATTGCAGTTCCACTATTTTGAACTGCACCATTTTTATAAAATGTTAATTCGTTATCATCTAAATTTAAAGCAATTCCTATTATATCTCCTGTTGTGTAAGAAGAGTAAGAACCACTAAGAGTGGAACCATTATTTTTTACACTACCACCATTCCCATAAGCATAACCATATGCTCTGCCGCCCATTTGATTTCCAGATGAGGTGGGTATATTATCAACAATTCCTATTTGACAAGCACCAACATCAATGTTTGTTAATTTAACTTCCCAAAACCACTTACCTGAAGAAACTCCTATTGTTGCGATATTATAAGTTTCATAACTATATATGACTCCTGGAGATTTACCTCTTACTTCAAGGTTTCCTTCTTGAAATGTACTTTCTGCATAATAATTATCTAAAGAATTCCAAGTTGGAGAATTATTAGTACAAGTATCAGTAGATTGATCCACACTTGTTAAGTTATTTACAGTAAAATCATTGTTGTTTCCTGATACATCATTACCTAAAGCTGAACTATCCTCATAGTCTAAATGAAATCCAGTTGTACCAAAGTTTAAACCTGATACATCAATAGGTTTCCAAATATTAGGGCTATCAGAGTCAAACTCTCCATAATTATCTGCTGTGTATGCTTGTCCATCATTAAAAACCGTTTCACACATATAACCATCAAAAAAATCTCCAACACCTTCTTTTTGACCAATTGATATATCTTGTCCATCTGCATTTAAAGTTGTTGCATTTGATGGTGCAGATGATGCAGAAAAACTAGTCTCTTCAGTTCCATTTACATAAATTCTCATTTTATGATCTGATGTACCATTATCTTTATCCCAAATAGCAACGATATGATACCATGCACTAATGTCTCTAAAAACTCTATTTGTTCTTCTTTGTCCATTAAAAGAACCATTATAAAAATCAAAAAATTGTAAAGTATCATCACTTTTAAATAACAAAGCGGTTGAATAATTTGAACTTTGATAAGAACCAAAAATCCATTGATTTGCTCCTAATGCACTTCTTTTAAGCCATGTTGAAAATGTCCATTTGTTTCTATTTCCAGCACCACCTGGATCAGCAAGAGTTCTGATTAAAGCATCACTACTTCCATCATTAAATCTTAATGAGTTATCAACATCGTAACCTGTAGCCGCTGTTGCTGATCCTACATTGCCAGGTAAAATTAATGGCATATTAAGACTCCAGTCTTGGAAGCTCACCTAATGGTCTAGTAACTGAGCCATCCTCTTGTTCTGTGTATGTGTATAAAGTCTCTAAAGCTGGTGTATCTGCAGCATTTGTAATAGCTGTTTCCATCTCAGCTGCTTTAGTTCTTACTGCTGCTCTATGAGTTGTAATAGAGGATGGTACTGCTGTACCTGCATCTGCTTTTCTAATTATATACCAATCTGTATTTTGTAATTCATTTGCAGCTTGTTTTTTTATATTTCTAATTAAAATTGTTTTTAACCCTTCAACTTTTACATCACCTACATCTTTATCTTCTGGTATTATACCATCTGTTTTATCTTGATTAGTGAATAAAGTATCTGCGTGTGGTTTAGCTGTAGCTGTGCCCCATGATTTAGTAACTTTATTATTTGAAAATGTATATGATTCATTAGTATTAACATACCAATTTTCATCTTTTTTATTTGTTGAATCTATAATTACTTCATAAATACCTATGGCATTTAATTCAGAAGCTGACCATAACTCAAAAATTTTAGCTGGATATCTGACATCTCCTATCACAATTGATTTAGGATTATTAATTAATTTTGTTATACTATTATCTTCTACTATTGCATACATATTATATCCTAACTTTCACTTAAATTTAATGTTCTACCTACTTCTTGCCATACAGATCCATTGTATCTAAATACAAGAATATCTGTTTTACCATCGGTTGAAGTAAATGTTGGTGCAGTCGATGCTGCAAATTCAAAGATAGTATTAAAAGCAATAGTATGTGAACCATTGTAATTAATTTCAATAATTATAAAAGCACCTTCAACATTGTTAGTTGGTGCAGAAAAGGTAGTATTCTCTGTTGTTTGATGAAATGCATTTGGTTTTGCAGAAGCATCCCAAGCTACAGCGTTTGATGAAGAAGTTAATGCTTGTTGAGCTACATTAGCAGCAGCGCTAAAAGTTGCTATACCACCTGCTGACATATCTAAAGTTAATGCTGTAACGGCTGATCCACCATCATCACCTTTAAATATAATGTCTTTGTCTTGCACACCTGCAGTTATTACAGCGTCACTAGAACTATTTGTAAATGATAGTATTGTTGTACCGCCATCTTTAATGTTAACATCAGCACCATCAGCATCTAAATTAATATCAGCCGCAGCATCTATTGTTAAATTATTAGCACTAATAGTCATATCAGTGCCATCACCTTCAATTTTTTCTGAATCTCCACCAAAAACTATTCCAACATTATTTGGAATGTGTACATCTGATGTAGCTGTTAAATTAATTTTTGCTCCAGAAGTAATTGTTAAATCTGTGCTATCACCTTCAATTTTTTCACCAGAGCCAAAAGTAATACCAACGTTTGCTGGTATAACTACATCTGCAGTGGCTGTAAGATTAATGTTGTTACCAGTGATAGTTAAATCTGTACCATCACCTTCAATCTTTTCGCCGTCGTCACCAAAAGTTAATCCTATATTTGCAGGAATATTTATGTCACCACTTGATCCAACTTCAAATGTAATGTCTGTGCCATCACCTGAAATTGTTTCTTCAGCAGCACCTAACATAATTTTTTTACCTGAAGCCATTAAAAATGCTGAAACATCACCATCAAATCTTGCAACTTCTGTAGAACTTCCACCATCATTAACTTTAAATATTATATCTTTGTCTGATGTTGCAGATTCAATAATAAAATCAGTAGAGCTATTTGTAAAAGTAGCAATTGAAGTGCCTCCATCTTTAAAAATTATATCTGCACCATCTGCATCAAGAATGATATCTGTTGTTGCATCAAGTGTAATAGAAGAACCTGAATCTATTTCTGCAATAACTGGTGTAGTTAAAGTTTTATTTGTTAAAGTTTGTGTCGCTGCTATACCTGCAACTGTGTCTGTAGTAGCTGGTAAAGTTAATGTAATATTACCAGAAAAAGCCGAGTGAGCAGGTGCTTGTAGTCTAGCATAGTGAGCATTTGATGATTCACAATAAAAGTCAACATAAGATTGAGATCCAGAGTTTTTAATTGATATAGATCCTGATTGTATATCAATACCATTAGATCCATCGATTCTGACAACTCCACTTCCGTTTGGTGTTAAAGTAATATTACCATTTGATGTTGAGACTATATCTTCACCGTTTACATCTAAGCTACCACCTAATTGTGGAGATGTGTCTTCTACAACATTTGATATTGCACCTGATGTAGCAAGTCCTGCTACAATTGCTGATCTAGCTATTTTTTTAAGGCCACCACCTGAAGTATCAACTGCTAAAAATACATCATCATTAGCAACCGTAGATATTTCTGATAATGAACCCACTGCTACTGAATTAAAATTTGTACCATCTGCAATTAATAAATTACCTGCAGTATTTGTACCCATAGTGATGTCATCACCAGCAACAGTAAGATCTCCAGTGATACTTAAATTTCTAAATCCAGATATATCTTTGTTTGAATCTACTATAACTGCTAAAGATGCAGATACAGTTCCTGCAGTAATACCATCTAATAAATTTAATTCTGCTGCTGTTGAAGTAACTCCGTCTAAGATATTAAGTTCTGCTGTTGTTGAAGTAACCCCATCTAAAATGTTTAGTTCTGCAGCTGTTGAAGTTACACCATCTAAAATGTTTAACTCGGCTGCAGTTGATGTAACAGCGGTGCTTCCTAAAGTAAGACCACCATCAGGTATAACTATACTACTTCCAGATAAAGCTGTAAAAGTGTTTGCTGTAAATCTAAAATCATCTGCTCCAGCGATTGCAATATCTATTTGATCATCTGTGTCTGCTGTAATTGTTGTATCAGCATCAGCATCTAAAGTTAATACTTCACCATTTAAATCATGTGCTCCAACACTTCCGCCTGCATCAACTATATTTGTTCCGTCAGAAAAAACTAATCTAGTTCCCTTATCGGATGCACCAAAAGTTACACCTGTTCCTGATGCAGTTTTAAATTGAACACTATACGCACCTGAAGTGCCATTTACTATGATATAA